CGTGGTTGCTGTTACAGAACCTGGTACTGTCACTCCGTTAACTGGAGGTTCTACCAAGGCTTTAACAGTTGTATTAGATATGGGTTCATTAACTACAATAGTTTGACCTGCTCTAATAACATGAGCTGGTGTTGTTGGACCAGGTATGTGAGCTGGATCAATTGTTATTGTAGGATTATTATTAGCAGCTATAGTGTTTCCAGTATAACTAACATGTAATCTATTTTGTTCTGACCAAATTACTTGATCTGATGTCATAGGCATTTCAGCCCCGACCATCCTTAAGAAGCCAGATATGGTTCTATTACCAAATCTCTCGACTTCTTGTTCGTATAACTCAGGAAGGTATTGTTGTGCAAAATCATTTCCACTTGAATCGGTGAAGTTTAAATAATTGTCTGACAATATTACCTGGTCCTGGTGCGGCTGTAAGTCCGCATTTTGTACTGTAAACGGCATAATTTTTAGTTTATAAGTTTATAATTTTATTTTTTTTACTTTTAATTTAGAACTATCTAATCCAGTAACTGCTTTTACTCTTAACCCATTAATATAAACGTTTCCATCAGCGCTTTGCCTAGGTGTATCATTTATATTTTTAGATTTAGCCATAACATCTTTTACAGCGTCGGCTTTACCTTGCTCATAGAAATGTTGTGCTATAGTATCTGCATTTTTAGCTGCATAGATAGCTTTGTGATAACCCTTGTGATCTTTAATAGTACCGTCTTCATTTAAGAACCTCTTTATGAAATTAGCAATATCGGATTGTGTCTCCGCTAGTTCTTTAGGATTATTTATACCATACCTAAACTTCTTCTCACCCAAGTTAAACTCAAAACCTTTGAAATCTTGACTAAAGTAGTTTTTAGTAATGTTTTTAAATTCTTCGTGTTTCTTTAAAGAAACCTCTTGATCTTTATTATACTTATTAAAAAATTCAATTGCTTTTCTATCTTCTTCTGTATTTGATGGTTTCAACTTGATCTCATCATAATACTTATTTTTAGTTTCTTCTAGGAAACTTTTAGCTTTAGCAACTTCTTCTTTATAAGCTAATTTCTTTTTCTTAATCTCTTTATCTTCATCATAATCTTCATCAACTTTAAATTGATCTTCTATAATGAATTCAACCTCTTCTCTATTTAAATGAGGTTTAGTGACTTTGTAATACTCTTTAAGTAATATGTCGGAATCGACAGAATCGTAATCAAAATTAAGTCTAACATAGTCATTTATGTCTCCACCGGTATCACTCATAAAATTAACCAACTTTTCTAAGTTTTCAGGTAAATCAATTTTAGGTGTTGGTGGTTGTATAGTAACTGGTTCTTCAATCTTAGTTTCTCCAATTACAATTTCTTCATCTGTAATATCTTCTATTACTCCTCCGGTAGATTCTCCGGTAGGTAACCTTTCGGTGTCTCTTGTTCCCACTTCTTCGCCATTGCTGGGAAGTTCGCGTACATCCACGCTCTCTGTGCTTGGCTCTTGAATGGCATCTTCTTCAGTTTTAGTTTCTTCTTCTTCTTTTTTGGTTGATAGATCTACTTTAATTACTTCATCTTTACTAGTAAACTTTTTAGGTTTTTTAACTTTTAGTTTTTCTATCTTTGTGTCAACTATTGGTTCTTCTCTGACTACTAATTCTTCTTGTTCTTCTTTCATGATATTATATAATTATATATTTTCTGGTGGAGGTTGCAAAGACGCATCTTGCTCCATTTTTTGATCTATAGTTTCTGGGGTTATTTCAAAGTTTTTTGGTAATAAATTATTTTTTCTTTGGTCAATTAATTCACTTTGTTGACTAGCTTGTATTTTAGTTCTATTATCTTTTCTATTTTCCTTTTCCCCATCAACTTGTAATCTAGTTTGAGAATCTAATTGTGCTAATTGCATATCGTAACTAAACTTCTGTTCAGCTAATTGCATTTTTATTTGACCTTCTTGTTGCAATAGTTGTATATCAAATTGCGATTTTCCTTGTTCAATTTGCAGTGTTGTTTGTGCTATAGCTTGTTGTTTTTGCGCTTCAGCCATTGCTGTTGCTTGAGCTGCCTCAGCTTGAGCTTGAGCTTGAGCTTGCATTTGTTGTTGAGCTATTTGTTGATCTATTTTTTGTTTTTCTTGTCGTTTTATCTTAAGTAGTTTATTTGCTAATTTAAGATTTTTTACATTCCTGACATCTATAGCATCTTCTAAGTATATTTGGTTCTGTTGAAGAGCCATTTGAATATTTTGCTCTAATAGTGCTTTTTCTTCATCATCTGGTTCAAGTTCTAAGTATATTCCAAAATCATATAAATGTAAATTATACATTTCTTCTAATGTACCTACATTATAAGCTGTTATACTATTAATTAAAGCTTCCCTTGTTAGATCAAACTCTAAACAATCTGATATCCTTAGCGTAATATTTTCACATGCTCTTAAAGTGAGATACAAACTAGCATCTAAAATATGTCTAGTAGCAGTGTTTGAGTTAGCAGCTGCTAATTTTTGTAATCCTACTAATGATTTCTCATTTGGCATACTACCATCTCTAGCTTCATTTAATCCGGTTACATCCCTTATCATTTGTAAATAGTACTGATATGTACCTATTAATGATTGAATTTTAGCTTGACCGTTAGAACTAGATAATTCTTGTATAGGTACTTTTCCGTGATTTAAATCACCGTCTTGTGTCATGGACCTACCAACTACACTACCAGTTTGAAAGTACATGTTAAGCGCTTCAGCAGGATTATAATTTGTACCATTACCTAAGTCTATCTCTGCTAAACCATCCACATCTAAAAATACACCATCTGGAACTATTTTAGATAATACTTGTTGAAGTTTTATATGTGTTATCTGAATCATGTCAGCAAATCCCATACACTTGCTAACTATAGATTCAATTCTCCCTTTATACATTCTAGGAGCAGTTATATTATAGTTCATATTAACCTTAGTCAAGTTTGACTTAGGTCTTGTCATATTTTCAGCTAATCTCCAATCTAATAATTGATCATATCCTAAAACTTTAGCGCCAGAATATAGTACTTCTATTGATCTTGATACCTTATCGAACTTATCACTTTCTGGAGGATTAAAACCACTTGGTTTTTCTAAAGCTTTTTCTAATCCTTGGTCAGTGTATTTTATTTTAAATACTTGATCACTATACGTTTTGTATTCAAAAAATAATACATATATAGTGTTACCTTCATTTCTACCACCCCAACCTCTTGTATAATTATTATTACCGTTGTATTTTTCTATTTTTAATAATTCATCATCAGAAATGTGAGGCCAATATTTTTTTATCTCTCCTAATGTTAATGCTTTTATTTCTCCTACATACCATATATCTTCGAAATTTGGATCTTCTGTATATGAATATACCAAATTAGCTGGATCTACATATTCTACAACTACGCCTTCTGATTTGTTGTAACCAGTTTTATTAGCACCGATACCTATAGTAGTTAAATCCTGGTTAAATCTATGTTGTATTAAATTATATTTATTTCTTTGTAACGTATTGTTTATAGCTTCTTCTTCTGCAATCTCTATAGCTTGTTTATAGTCTAATTGCATATGGACCTCTAATTCCTCTTCACTTTGAGGAGAGGTTTCCGCATTTTCTATTTGAGATATATCGTATCCTAAATTATTTTTAACTGATTTATGATAATCTTTTAATGCTATATTTCTAAGTATACTATCAGCATAGTCTGTTCTATTCTTCCTAGAGACTGGATCTTGTGAGAATGCTTTTATATCATAATTTCTAGCAGCCATACCATTTACTACAATATCTACGAACTTAGATAAAACAGGTATTGGTTTCCAATCTAGATTCAAATATGATAAATCACCATTAATGGATAATTCATCTTTATATTTTTGAACTGGTTGTTCTCCTCTAGCGTATAATCTTCTAAAATGAAAATTATTATAATTTACAGAAAACCTACTACCAGAATTATAACCATGAAACCACTCTCCTTCTACAGCTCTCGCTACTTGTAGTCCATAGTCATAACTTTGTTTTACTTCATCAGGTACAACCTGATCAGGAAAAGAACTATTAGTACCAGTATTAATCATTTATTTTATTATTTTTGAAACAAAACCTTTGTTATCATATCTTTTTATTCCTAGATCAACATACTTAATTGAACGCTCGGCTATAGGTTTATACTTATTCTTGTTACAAGCCATTATAGCTAATCCAGAACTTATCGAAGCATCATGACTTGTTCTTTTATTAATATTAAATCTACACCAATCTTCTAAAGTCCTTTGAAAATACATATCTCCATATGCTTCTCCTAAAAAACCAACATGGTTTTCTATATAAGACTCTATAGCAGAGGCGTGAGCTTGTTTAATGTCTTCACTTGAGTTCGGTATTCCACCAATTTCTCTTTCTGTAACTGATAATTTATTCCAAACCTTATCAGGACGATTCATAGAATATCCCCTATAACCTCTTCGCTTTAAATAGTAAAGTAACCTAGGTTTATTATTCTCACATAATAAAGGCATTCCATAAAAAACTAAAGCCATTAATACATCTTCAAAAAATGTTTCAGCAGTTTGAGGTCTAGCTATATATTCCAAAAAGAAATGATTTGGAGGAGCATCTTCCATACTAAATTTTGTCAACCCATGTAATGATCCATTAGAACCTCTACCATCCACGGTACCTGATATATCATAACTATCACAACCAAAACCTCCAATGTGTTCGTTACTAGGATATTTGATACCATTCTTAATAATTACTCGGTTTTGTAGATTTTTAGGTGGAATCCAAGAAATAAAAAATCTGCCATTTTTAGATGGCATAAATATTACACTTGTATCTTTTACACCGTTAACCCATTGAAAATTACCTCTAGTAACATTAGCTACATTATTTATATCTTCATTATGATCAATCTGTTCGTATATTCTAATAAGATTAAATAAACTTTCTTGTGTTTCATCTCTAAAGGCGTGTTTTTCAGTTCTTGGAAATTGTCTAAAAAATTCATTTAAAGAATCTTGATCATCTTTTAAACCTTCAGCTTCATTATCCCAATATTCAACTACACCTATTTTTATTGGTATACCATCTATTCCTATAACAGGTTTTTTTGGTGTATCAAATACAGGCATTCCGTATAGATCTATATAACCTTCATAATTCCATTCCATTGGAATAAATAAAGAATATAAACCAGATTTAGTTTGACTGTTCCTGTTTCTTTTAGTTACATCAGAACTACTATATATATCTTTAAAATTTTGACCACCCTTATCTAATGCATTACTAGTAGATCCCATCATGCATTTACCTATTATTCTTCTACCTAATCTTAAACAAGTTTTTGTTACTTTCCAATTGTTCTTAATATTGTCAGGTCTCTCCCATTTGCCACTTTCATCATGTGCTAATAGTTTTAACTTTTCACCATCATAACTATTATCTCCAGTATTTTTCCAATCTATAGTTGTATCTAAACCATCTAACTCTTCTAGTTTTTCTCTATTATCTAGTTTTCTCCTTGTTAATTTAGAAGCAGGTACTCTGTATGCCAATTCGGTTTTAGGACGATCCATACCATCTTGGATGGGTTTGAAGAAGAATGGATAATTAACCGAGATTGGTACAACTTTATCCGTGAACATTTTCTTAGCATCCCAACCTGTTTTGGATAGTACCCCAAATCTTGAATCGCTAGACATTGTTGCTTGATTGACAAGTTCGGCTGAAGCCATGAACGAAAATCCTGATCGTCTGTTTTTAAGATAGCACATTCCATAGCATCTGGTATCTGCTTTACATGCCTCCCAAAAGTAGAAAAATAATTTGTTTGATTCCCTATAGTCAGCTGCTCCGATATCAATCTTTGCCCATTGCAAATATGTGTAGTGAGTGCCAGTAATATAATTAGGAACACCGTTATTATAAAACCAATGTCCTTCTTCTCTTCTATTAAATTCTTCATCAATATAATCAAACCACTTTTCTTTAAATTCTAATGGATATTCCTCCCATTCAAAAGTACTTTTTATTCTACTTAATTCTTTTGGATAGATTTGTTTCTCCCAATACTGCTCTTCCTTTTTATCGCTTCTTTTAAACGGCTTGTTAACTGCCGGTAAAGCAATGCGGAGATTTTGTATTTCGATGATTTCTCCAATTTGTCCGGTTTTACTTATAACAATAAAATCATAGTCTTGATTATAACCATACTCCCATTTCTTATATCTATTGTTCTTCTTAAAAATCTTAGGATTTACTACGTCTTTTATTATTTTAAATAACGTTTGCTCGTAATCCATTATTTAGATCTTTTTTCAGGTGATATAGAATATGATCTCTTTGGTATTTCTTCTTTTGGTTTTCCTTCCAGCATAGCTTCTTCTTCTTCCATTCTATTTAAAATTTCAAAAGCGTCAAATATAGCTAACTTTTTTGTAGCTGCAGCATTCTTAAGTCTATCCGCTGATATGTCATCAGGCGTGTCAATTATAGGTTCTTTAGCAACTTTGATTAATTCATCAACCGCCACTTGCCCAGCTTGGATTATATTCTTCTTCGTTTCCTTTATATTCATGCTTTATAACAATATCATTTGATTTCATACAATATAGTCTCTCATCATCTATAACCATCTCGAATTGTCTATTTGGTTTAAATGTAACAAGAGTACCATTTGATATACCTAAGTCATTTAAAGTATTGTTATCATATTTTACTATACCAGTACAATATTCTTCAACACTATTTATAACCTTAGATCTATTTAATATAGGTTTAACAAAGCATCTATTAAAAACAGTATTCCACTTATCATTTCTAAAATAAGCATAAACTTGATCAATAGCGCAAAAGTACATATTATCTTTAAAGTAAGATCTGCTATTCTTTTCAACTCCCTTTATATCATAAAATCTTCTAAATACATTATGATGTATAATGATTATATCACCTTTACTTATTGGTGTATTTATGTTTGAAGGTGTTGATATAACTAAAGCTTCCTTGTTAACCGCTTTAAAATTTTCGATATTAGTATTGGTTATTAAAGTTTTATCACCAACTTTTATACTATTATTATATCTATTGTTTATCGGTTTTACTATAAAGTCATATAGACTATTCATTATATTCTAAGTCATATTCAATGGATATAGCCATGTTAGAATTGAATTTCTTCCATGGCAATACCTCATTGTTTTTACTTATGTATATGTTATAAGAGTTGTCTTCATCATCAAACAGTATATCCGAAATATTATGTCCACCATAAACTTGCTGGCCAACAGAGTAATGCATAGCATCATTCTTATAATCTGAACCAATACTTATCTTTCTTATTACTTTAGACATTCTCAGCTACTTTCTCCGCTTGTTCTATAACGGTGTAAGATCCATCTTCTATGTTTACATTTATAGGTCCGTATTCAGTTTCGAGTTCATGTTTAAATGACTCCACTTCATTATTAACCTCGCCTAACTTGTGCATCATAGCATGTTTCTGAGCTGACAAAAATCCTATTTCATTTAAGATCTTATTTAACTTTTGTTGATGTTCTCTTATTTTACTTAATTGTTCTTCTTTTATTTTCATTTAAATATTATTTAATTTATTAACACGGTTCTCCACCGCAGTTTTGTACTTCTATTCCTTCACATCCAAGTGTTGCCTCTTCAAATGATGGACCTACTAATGTGTAACATGGATTACCTTCTATTGCAAATCCATTTGCTGTAAATCCTACATAAAAAATCTTAGCTACTTCTTCACAACATGTTAAGTTTGTATATATAAATTCTGGACCTTCACTACCTTCACATATTGTCCATTCTAACGACGATATAGTATCTAGTAATTCTCCACAGTCTTCTTCAAAATGTACTACCGTGTCATATGTCCAACCTGTATCATCATCTCCAGTTGTAATAGGTCCTTCTGGAACTACAAAATAACAGCAACCAACCCATAGCGTAGCATCTCCATCACCATGTAAAGGTTCTGTACTTACTATTTGCTCACATCCTTCACTGCATGATTCATAAACCCATTTTTCTGTTTCTGTTCCTCCAGGATATTCCTCAAAGCACGTTTCACAATTCTCTCCTTCATATTCTGTCCATTCAAAAGTTGCTTCTTCACAACTCGCTGATGGTTCACCATAACAATAAGTAGTTCCTTCAAAATCGAACAATATTGTTTGCATATATGGATCTTGGTCATAATCAATTACCACATATGGTGGAGCTGGAACTTCTTCATATCCTCCACATAAGTTATATTGCCATCTATTAGTACTTTCTGGATTTTCTTGACAACAAACACATCCTTCTTCGCCAGATAAACTATATACTGCAGTAAATACTACATTAGTAATTTCTGTAACACTTTCATTAGGTAACGCTACAGGAGGTCCAGCAGCTTGCCAACAACCTTCATGTCCTTCTATTGTAAATGTACCATTTCCAGCATCCATTATATGGCTATTGTTCGTGTATAGACTCTCTCCATCAATACAATTTGTGATTTGGAATATAAAACAATTTCCATCTGGATCACATTCTTCTCCAGTCCAATAATCACCCCACGTAATACCTTCTGTGGCCGGTTCTGAACCGGATTCTTGTTGGTTGTAACACCAAGTTTCTAAAGCAACTCCAGTTGCCACTGTAATTAAAGCTCCAGGACTTTCCGAAGAATCTATATACATATCGTCTAATCCCTCTATTCCGGGACAAGGGGTATATCTATATGTAGTAGATTCTGGCGGTTCAGGGTTTTGTGACATTGAGACACCGAAAAAACCTGCTGCCGCTCTTCTAGTAAATCCCATTTTTATAAGTCGTTAGTAAAGTTTAAACCTACAGTAACAAAGAACTGATCAAGCGCTCCATTATAAACCCAAGTTAGTATATCAACAGAACCTATGTCAACAGTTAGATCAACAATACCTACTCCGTTATTAACAACAGAAAATTGTCCACTTTGTAATGTTATAGCACTACCGCCAACAGCACCTTGTTCTATTATTAATGTGCCAAAATCTCCGTCTTCAACATTAGTTGGAGCTAATAGTTCTCTACTACCACCACCTGCTGCTTCTAAATAAGCACTTAAACCGTCATTGACATCCCATGCTACATCACCACCCATATTATCAACTAACACTTGGAAGTCTTTAGATGGTCCTATATTTGCGTCGATACGATTTATCTGATTTTGTAAATCCATATCCTTTTTAATTCCTTGCATTTTCTTTTTTTTTATTATTTATGTTACCAAGTTTGTGTGTCTAATAAACGCACAAATATACTATTGTTACTTGTATCACTATACGCACAATACCCTATCTTTACTCCAGTAGTAGTATCTGTAGTTACTCTAGTCCAATCTGTATTATCTAAAAATAATGTTGTACCTTCTCCAACGTGCGCTGGATTTCCTATAGTATAAGGTATATTAGGTTTAATATTAAAATCCCATCCAGGATATGTTGAAACAAAGTCACTAACAAAATAAAATCTCGCATATCTAGTTCCCGTGCTTATCGTAAATGGAACAACAGGTACACCAGCTGATAAATCACTATCTGGAAAAATCCATCCTGGACTTCCACCTGTTATTGGATTAGCTTCTGAATATGGAGGAATTGGATCATCTGATTCTAACATCCAAGCTTCACTGTGATTTGTATAAACAAAATCATCAGGAGATGTCTGAATCGCCATTCTATCGTAAAAGTCAGTTCCAATTATTTCATATTCAAAGTCTATAATCTCTATGTCTACTGTATTTCCAGGTCCCGCATCAAATGTTACATAATAGTTTTCATTGCTATTATAAGCACCTCCTGCACCTCCACTATCTCTAAATGGAGTGCTATTAGCACCCATAGAATGTGTTGTCTGATTGGTAGTTACTGTTAATCTAACTTCAGGATCTGTTGCTGTGTATAGTTGAGTATTAAATCTAGCAGTAGCATATCCATCTAATAACATGGCGCCGCCGGCACCAGCTCCGGTATCATGTCTTGAAATACCTATAATCTGATCTTGAGAAGGAAGAGTAGTTATTTCAGATGCTGTTATTACACCACCAAAATAATTGTTCATTGTGGGTTGACCACATAACACGCCTGCGCCACCAGAGTATACTGTATATTTATAGTCATGACCATATAAGGGTTGAGTAGTTACTGCTGTTAAATCTACTCTAGCCGTTGCTCCATCAAGTCCTTCAAAATCTATTTCATTAGGATTTTTCCATTCTAAATTTGTTCCTGCAGGATCTACTGTTAATGCTTCTCCGGGTTGACCACTAGTCATTTGTGTAAAACTTGTTAACTGTAGATAATCCTCTAAACTAGCTACTAAGTCAAGACCTGATATCGACGCATTAGCTGCACCCGCTCCCGTATAAGCCGCCATACCATCAATAGTGGTAATATCGGTGGTGGGAATAAATACTGCTACGTCACTTATTTTTACATTTGCCATTCTTCTTTTTTATTTAAGGGGATGTTTCTATTTTTACTAAATCAACACCAACTTCAATTAAAACTAGTTCGCTTTTAGCTTCTTGCTCTATAAATATTTCTACTACAGGAGGTGCTGATCCCCCTCTTTTTTTAAAAGCAGGTACTGTGTTTACGTTACTGTTTATTAACGGCATTAATACATTGCTACAATATCATTAAGAGATCCGCCCCATACTGTAACAGTAAGTGCTTTTATAGGTAAGAAAGTACCAGCTTGTACGCCTAAAAATTGAACTGTTTTATTTGGAATACCAGTCATCTCATCAACAGGATCTTCTAATATAACCGTTATATCACCTGTAACACCCACATATAATGTTGCACCTTCTTTGTTGCAAAAGTGCTCATTAACACCAACTAAATATCTAGTTGAATTATCTCTCATTACAGAATCTAATGGTGCTCCTTTAACTATACCTAGCGGAGATAAAGGGTCACCTAAAGCCCATGGTGTTCCAACTGCTAAATTAGCTTGTATCAATTCTAAGTATGCTCCTTCACCAAGACCACCTATTGAATCAATACGAACTATATCACCCGCTTTATAACCTTCACCACCAGCGGTAACACTTACTATTGTTATAACACCAAGTACCGCTGTAACATCAACTGTTAATCCTATTCCTGAACCACCTGTAGTAGTAACACCAGCGGTTGGACCCGCGGGATAATCTTGACCAGCAGAAGCTAACTGCGGAGTCAATACCCCACTTACTATACCCCAGGTGCTATCTAAGTCACTTAATCTGGTTGCAGAATGTGTAAAAACCCTAGGTTCCTTTAACATTGTCCCAATTAAACTCATCTCTTATTTTTTGTTTTTATTTATAAATACTTTTTCAGCTCCTCTAGAACCAAAGTAAGCTACATATACCGTAACCAATAATGTTTGTAATAATTCAATCCAAGCGTTTTTCATTTCAAATAGTAATTCTAATGAATCAAAAACGATATATAAAGTCATACATACAGTAAGATATATTAATGCTAAAGGTCTTGTGTTTTTAGATAACCAAGAATCTGATTGCATGTCGTATTGCCATCTTTCAGATATACTTTGCATTTCCGCTAAATCCATTTCTAATAGTTTCATAGCGGTTTCCTTATCTTCTGATGTCATTTTATCGTCTGTAGTAATAAGATTTTTAACAATACCGTATACACCGTTATCGGGTAATATGTCCCCAATACCATTCAAGATTTTAGGAGCCTTTTCTTTCAAAAAAGCCCCTACTTTTGTATCTTTAAATTTTTTACGTTCTTTGTTTTTTCTCATTCCTATTGAGTTGTCTTTTTTCTTTTCCGTAAGTTTCAAATAGTATGTGACCGTATGGTACTATTAAATATGTAATATATTTACCATCTTCTTTCGTTAGATACAAATGTCTATAATTTCTTTGCATCGCCTGATTCCATCCTAGTACCTTGTTTTTTAAAAGTCTATTTTTAACAAAACTCACCCAAAATTTATTATAATCTGTATTCTGAAAGTAACCATATTCATTTAGTGCTCTTTTGTCACACTTAACATAGATTACATATATTTCATCTTCAAAACCTATATATCTATCTACGTCAACATCAGTATTTTTATATAGTTTTATATCACGAATAATATTAGAATCTACTTCATCTACTTTTAAAAACCCATATTCATATAAAATATAATTAGGTTTTGATCCTAGATCTGTAATGTCCCAAGCAAACTGTTTATTGTTTGTAGTACTAGGCCTAACATCGCTTGTGCAATGTTTAATTTTTACCATAGAATAAGGCCAGTGAAAGTTTGTTGCTTTTTGTCCTTGAATGTTTATACACAATAGTGTTATTAAAATTAAAATTAAATTTTTCATTTGATTTTGGTTTTATTGGTTTATATTTTCAGATATTATATCTGTATTTATTTCATTTGAGTATCAGCATTTTTCTTACGTTTCCTTGCTTTTACTTTATTCTTTTTGCCGGTATAACCTCTCTCTTCAGATTCTTGTTTTTTATTTACAAAAGTATTTTTTCTTTCTAAATCAGCAGCAGCTTTTTCTTCGTGGGTCATATTTTGATAGTTTGCCACATTTGTGCTTTTACTACCACCACCCTGTGCTAAATTAGCAGATCCAGCTTTTCTGTTATACCTGTTCATGAATCTTTCTTCTTTTCTCTGTAAAGCTTCTTTACTTCGGTATTTTACTCCTTTTTCTCTTTCATTAAAAATTCTTGTATCTCCTGCTCCACCTTCATCTCTAGAACCAGAATCTCCTTTTACTTTAAAAACTTTTTCTTTTTTAGCAATTCCAGATCGATCATACTTAGTGAACGTGGTAGATTGTCCTGCGTCCTTAGTTAATGTACCAGTATAATTTCCTTCTGCGTCCATGCTATGCCCATATGTTTCTATTCTTGTATAATTTGTGGGCTTCGTATGTTCTTGAACCAACGATTTTTTTATCTCCAAAAGTTTCAGTTGTATTAGCTACATCTTCTAGTATTTCAGTACCATGATCTATTGTTTTTGGATCTATAGTGTCTGTTTGGGTGATTTCACCAGTGTCTTTATTGATTACATCAGTTTTTAATGAATCTACCGTTTGAGAATGTTTTTCAACTGTATGACCTAGAGTCGTAACAGTACTTTCATTTGATGCGTCGGTAGTAAAACCAGTTGTTAAGAACTTACTTTGATGTCTTTTGTGTTGTTTATTTTCACGATCAATTGCATTAGCTCTTCTTTTGGCTTTTCTTTTACGTGGGTTTCCAAATAAATTTCCACCACCTGGTCCACCTAAGCCTGATTTAGACCAATCTGCTTCTGTGTTTTTATAATTTGCCATTACTTTTTATTTTTATAAGGAAACATTTTATTAAGTTTCTTTCGTCTTTTTTCACAAGGTTTGCAGTTACCAAATACTTTTTTAATACCAGTATTCACTGTTAGTTGTTCTATAGTATCTCCTAAACCTTCAGACTTTTTCATGATTTCATGCTTTGAAAAGCTTTTAAAAATACCATAATACCAATACCTATAGCTATTCCACCATACATATCGTTACCATCTGCTAATAATAATCCACCAACAACACCAGCCGATAAGGCCATAAATAAAGGTGATGTAACTATATTTTTTATTTTTTCTTTCATCTTTTATTTTTTAATTCAGGAAATTTAGAATATACACATCTTTTTATACCATTTGGATTCGGGGCATTATGTGCTAATTTTAAAGCAGATTTTGCTCTTTTTAAACTATTCACAGGATAAGTTCCTTTTTCTGCTCCACCTGCTGGACCACAGAAAGATTTAACATTAGGATATTTTCCCGCGTTAGAACTACCTGGTTCTTCTCTTTTTTCTGTAAGTGTTTTCTTTTTAGCCATTATCAATTTTTTTCATGGTTTTAAAATGACAGTGAGCTATTCTATCTCTAAACTCTTCTGTTAGTAATAATTTACATTCTTTGCGATTAGTCATAAAGAAGTTTTCTGAAAGAATGGCGGGCATTTTTGTTTTACGTAACACGTAAAAAGCAGCCTCTTTGTCCATGTCACTATCAGACATGTCCTTCCTAAGTTTGTGATAAGGAAACTCATGTTCCATATGACTTAATAGTATATCAGCATATTTATCTGATCTAGTTTGTCCTGGTGATGTGTATACAGAATATCCGTGTGCACCTTCTTTACTAAATCCATTAGAATGAACTGATACATATACAGCGTTTTTATAATAAGCATATATAGCATTAGCTCTATTTACTCTAGTTGATAAAGATATATCTTGCCAATCATTTACTATATCTAAAGCCAGTATGCCATCATCTGCACATTTCCGCACAATTCTTTTAACGATGTCTCTATTACCAACTCCTTCAAAATATTGACTACCATCCTCCCATTTTGGAGATCGTTTACCAGAGGTAACATACTTACCAGTTTCTGGATCTAACCCACCGTGACCAGGATCTAATAGCCAAATTTTCTTACTCATCCTTTTTGCCTTTTCTTAAAACATACCACCTATTTAAGGTATATCCTAATGTTGCAGCTAATAATAATATCTTTAAGGTTGGTTCTAGCCAATCAGAACAACTTACTCCAAATGCAGCCACATTAGCGCTATAAAGTTTTATGTCTGTTAAGCTCATGACCTATTAGCATTTAAAACAGCGTTGCCATTATATTCTGGTTTTGCTATTTTAAAGCCTCTAGTTTTTATCCTCATTGTAACTTCTTCCGGTTCTTCACATATATTACACGAATGAATTACTGTTTTACCTGCTGGTTGTTGCTTTTCTCCATATTCTGGCATAATCTTATTATTTTGTTGTTAATAACTATACAATGGTACTCTTGTTCATCATATCTTCTAATACTGGAGCGTTAGGATCATTTACTACACCTGCTAAATTACCAAACATTGTTTGATCGCTAGAATTCCACTTTTGATCACCTGGAGTAGTATCTGCTGGAGCTTCGGGAATTTCTGAAGATTCACCGGATACATCTGGACGTATGTCTTTACTGAATGTTTCTAAATCTTTCGCTTTACCTCCTCTATAAAAACCTGAATTACCATATTCAACTCCACGAGAAGCTAATTTAGCTGCTTTTTCTGCTTCAGCTTTATCAATTTCCGCTTGTGCTTCTAGATCAGCTATTTTTTGATCCATATCAGCCTCAAACGCATCCATTTCATCCTGTCTCTTACTCATGCTATCTTGTTTTATCTTTATTTAGATTAGATATACTTGTATATAAAACTTTCTCTGAATATGTTTTATTATCATCCTTTTCTGGTATATCTTCTTCTCCTAACATAATTCGGTACATTCGACTTATTAGTTGCTTGCACTTAAAGGAAACTTTATATATATTATATTTTTGAGTGGTTCTATTACGTTCTCTCCAAACGACTATCCAACCCTCTTTTAATAACCTGTTCCAGCGTCTGTTGTCCCAACTGTAAGAGTATGTACCTTTTTTAAAATCATTTTTATTAAAGAATCCTATAGCATCTAAGTATATTAATAATTCAAGGTCTGCATCCTTAAGATCACATGTTCTACACATCCATTTACGTATAATCCTGTAATGCTTTAATAAATTTAAATCAAATCTTTTAGATCAGATGATGTTAATTTTCTCAATTATCTACTTTATATTTCCTGTATAGCTACTCAATTTCTTAGTTACATTTCCTTTTATATCTCTTTCTACGTTATCCCATTTATTAGTTTTCCAATAATCTGATTCTTGCTGATTTAGTTTATTTATATTAGATTTACTTGAATACCACTTAATCATTTCTGGATCAGTGACATTGATACCAGAGGCATCTTTATAATCTTTATTAAATTCTGGGATTAATTTATTCTCCTTTGCGTATTGATTAAACTGTCTATTTTTTTGAAATTTCGTATAATCTTGTTCACTCATAGAAAATTGCATCCTCGTTATTGACTCAGGTTTAACATATGATGTGGTGGATTTTCCAGTACTTTTATCAGTCATCACATGTTTACTGTAACCTTCATTAGATTTATTAACTACTGGATTTTCATTTAATAGATTCTTTTTCTCCTGACTAACACTTTCTTTATTAAAAG